GCACCTGCTCTATATCTCCATCCTGCACGACGGATACACCCAACCCATCGTGACCGTCTATGACAAGGAGCAGGACAAGTACGTGATCGTGGATGGATTTCACCGCTACCTCATCCCCAAAACCTACAAGGACATCTATAAGCGCACCGGGGGAAGGGTGCCCATCGTCGTGATCGACAAACCGATCAATGACCGCATGGCCTCCACGATCCGGCATAACCGGGCGCGCGGCAAGCATGCGGTGGATGGCATGGCGAACCTGGTCTTTTCGCTGATTGAGGGAGGATGGAGCGATTCGGAGGTTTGCAATGAGATTGGGCTGGAAGCTGAGGAAATGGTGAGGCTGAAGTACATCACGGGCTTTGCCAAGCTCTTTGAGAACGTGGAGTATTCCAAAGCCTGGGAGACGGCCCGGCAGATGAAGCTGAGGAAGGATTATGAGCAAAGCCAACGGGCAGAGAGTCACGAAGCTCCTGCGCATCGATGAGATCAAGCCTTACTGGCGGAATCCGCGAGATAATCACGCGGCCGTGGAGAAGGTGAAGCAGTCGATCTCAAATTACGGCTACAACCAGCTCATCGCGGTGGATGAGAAGAATGTCATCATCGTGGGGCACACCCGCTACGCAGCTCTGAAAGAGCTGGGATGGCTGGAAGTGACGGTTTTGGTTTTGCCCCTGACGCCGAAGCAGGCCAAAGCCTACCGTATTGTCGATAACAAGACCAGTGAGATTGCGACCTGGACGGATGCTCTGCTGGTGGAGCTGCGGGAGATTGACGATGCGGCTGAAATGCAGCCGTTTTTCGGTGAGGATCTGGTCAAGCTCTTGAGTCATGATATGGGCGCAGATGGCGGCTTGGAGGCCACCACCGAGCAGCAGGTTCAGGTCATGGATGAGGCCATGCGGGCCCGCTTCGGTCACGGAAACGGCAAGGACATGGAGCAGGAGGTTACCTGCCCGGCCTGTGGAGTGCAGTTCTTTATCAAGCGTTGAGCCCTTATGATGGATCTTTCTCAAGTGAAGTGGACGAACGCCAAAACCTACCAGGATGCTCCGCACGAGTACATCCTAAGCTGGGACTATCCGGAGGTTTTCCTCTTTTACCGTCAGCTCATCCGCAGGGAAGGCGTCCGGCAGAAGTTCACGCTGCGCGGCCGCACCTATCCTTATCGCTACTACTACGCAGAAGATGGCTGGAAGTATTGGGTGATTCAGGACGTCTTAAATCGAGCACGCGCCAACCCGGAGGATAAATTCAAGGACGATCCGGGCGGGCCTGTCTTCACCATTACCGTCTGGCGCTGATATACCTCGACCCGGATCAGCCCGGATCAGGGTCCATTCGCTTGCTTCAGGAGGCTGCATGAAGATCACGATCGAGAGTACAACCAAACTGGTTGAAATCAATGGACTGCCGGCCCGGGTTTGGGAGGGGCAGACGGAGAGCGGCGTGGCGCTTACCTGCTTCATCAATCTCATCGAGGTTCGGGATGACCAGGACCTTTCTCAATTCAATCGGGAGCTCACGGAGCAGCGCGCTCCCTCCGCGGCCGTCAAAAGCCTCCCGCTTAAGATGATTCTGTAGGTGCCGTGATGAAGGCATCGGTATCGATATGGTAAACAAGAGCGGTCCCAATGAACCTATGAAGCCTGAGCAACCTATAAAGAAGAAGAAGATTTGTGGGGCTAAGCGGGTGAGCGGGCTTGAGATTTGCCAATCACCTTGGGTCATGCCTAATGGGCGTTGCCGGAAGCATGGCGGGAAGAGTCCAAGGGGAAGTGAGAGCCCGCAGTTTGTGACCGGGCGTTATTCGAAGTACATGCCCGAGCGGTTGATGACGACGTATGATGAGTCGCGCAACAATCCAGATCTTCTCAGTCTGCGGGAAGAGGCGGTAGTTCTTGAGACGCGGCTGTGTGAACTGCTGAAGTCCGTGGACTATCGCCAATCCGAAGAAGGCTGGAAGCAGGCCATGACCCTTTACAAGAGGTTTCAGGCTTGCGCGCTGAAGAAGGATGGCGCGGGGATTGAGGCCGCCCTCCATGATCTGGGAACCATCCTCAAGGCGGGGCCTTCTCACTCCGAGGAGATTTGGGAGAACATTCAGCAGGTGATTGAAGATAAGCGCCGGGTGGTGGAGACGATTGCCAAGCAAGAGCTGTTGGGCGCCGTCACCATTGAGCGCGTCATGAGCCTGTTCGTGGGCATGGCGGAAGCGGTGAAGGATAACGTGCAGGATCTTAAGGCGCGCCGCTCCATCTATGATCGGTTTGAGTCCATGATTACGAGAGGCGGGATCACGCCCACGGAAGAGACCAGTCAGGCGCTTCAGGTAACGGTCCAGGCGCTTCCGGCCAAGGGAAACGGCTCTGCATGAGGGGGTGTTTCGTAGTTTAGCAATACTTCGTATTTTCGTATATATAATCTGGTTGTTAAAAAACGCCTGAAATTCGCGTTCTGAGCGTTTCTGTAAGCTCTTTATTTTGTGCAAGATAATGCTTTTGCGGTATTGGGGTATGGCAAGTCCACAAGTTATAGCAAACAAAGAGGGCGTAAGCTGAAATGAACCTCTTAAACAGGCACTAAACGCGAAGTTCGAACCCAGGAAGAACGTCCGGACTATGGCCAAGCGGACATCAGCGCTCACCGAGAAAGATCTCCTCCAACCGATGCGTCGCGTCCTTGATCCTCCTCCTGTCGAGGAGCTCTTGCGCCTGCGTGACCCGCATCCGGGCCAGATCGGATTTATTAACAGCCCATGCAAGCGCAAGATCATTCGGGCGGGCCGGCGGGGAGGGAAGACAACCGGCGTCGCGATTCTTGCGGTAAGGGAGTTTCAGCGCGGCAAGCGCGTTCTTTATGGCGTGCCCACGCAGGAGCAGATCGAGCGCTTCTGGTATGAGGTTACGGAGGCCCTTCGCGGGGCCATTGATGCGGGACGCTTTTACAAGAACGAGCTTAAGCACAGCATCGAAATGCTGGGCAGCCGTTCGAAGATCCGGGCCAAGACCTGTTGGAACGCGGATACCCTGCGCGGTGATGACGCGGACCTGCTGATCCTCGATGAATTCCAACTCATGAATGAGGACGCCTGGAGGATCGTTGGGGCGCCCATGCTCCTTGACAATAACGGGGATGCCGTCTTTATCTACACGCCGCCTTCCCTGCACTCCCGCAGCTCTTCCAAAGCCAATGATCCTCAGCACGCCGCGAAGATGTTTAAGCAGGCGGCCAAGGACACCACGGGCCGGTGGGGGACGTTCCATTTCAGCTCTCATGACAACCCGTACCTGTCCAAGCAAGCGTTGGCCGATATTTCGATGGATATGACGGCGTCCGCCATTCGGCAGGAAATCATGGCGGAGGATAGCGATGAGGTTCCGGGCGCCCTTTGGAAGCATGAGTGGATTGATAAAACCCGGGTGCGTCCGGATGAAGTGCCGGAGCTCGAGCGCGTGGTCGTGGGGGTTGATCCATCCGGATCGGGAACGAACGAGGCTGGCATCGTCGTGGCCGGAGGCGGGCGAGCGCCCAAGGGCTGGAAGGATGACGGGTTGCAGCATGCCTATGTCATGGCGGATGCCTCCCTGCTGGCTCCGACGCCGAGAGCCTGGGCCCAAGCGGCCGTCAATCAGTATTGGGAGCACCGGGCCGACCGGCTTTATGGAGAGCGCAACTTCGGGGGCGATATGGTGGAGTCTACGATCCGTCAGGTGGAGACGGGGAATGCCGTGTCCTATAAGGACGCCAACGCCACGCGCGGGAAGACGGTCCGGGCGGAGCCGGTCGCGGCAGCCTGCGAGAATGGCAGGGTCCATCACGTGGGGATGTTTGAACAGCTTGAAACCGAAATGTGCACCTATCTGCCCGGCGACAAGTCTCCCAATCGCCTGGATGCGATGGTCTGGGCCGTGTTGCCGCTCATTGAGGGAGAGGGGGTGCTCGGGCTCATTGATTACTTAAGGGATGGCAGCGCCCAGGAGGATTTGGATACTATGGATAAAGTGAGGCGATCGAACACGCTGGTGAAGCCGATGATTGCGGATGCGGCTCCTCACTGCCCAGAGTGTCAGGCGGTTACGGTCGTGCGCGTGGCGGGCGGCGAGCTTAAATGCAACCAGTGCGGCATCCAATGGAAGGATCCTCGAACCAAGCCCACGGACGGGCAGGGCATGACCCGAACGCAATTTCTGGCGAAGGCAGATGAGAAGCGAACAGGATGACGGCGCTGATGAGGTCTTGATTTTGAAGTAGAATTGCCGGGAGCCCGATCGCAACAGCCCGGCAGAAAGGAGGCCGACCATGGTAAATTACGATCCCCCGAAACCAAGGGATCCTAATCCGAATCCGGCGAATCCGAATCCGAGACCCAATCCTGATCCAAAGGGACCGGGACCTATGCCGAAACCCCCGCATCCGTAGCTAGAACGGGGCGCAGACGGGCGGCGTGGCTTAATCGCGCTGCCCGTTCTGCTTCTGGCCGCATGAGGTTATTGCGATGAGCAAAGATCCTGAGCCGGGATTCTACTGGGTAAGAAACTTTGATAGTGGCGATTGGGTGATCGCGGAATTATCAACAGATCCAGGGCGCTATCCGTGGACGCTGCTGGGTACAGATGAAATTTATGAGGCGAGCGAGTTTGCAGAGATCGGTGAGAGGATTCCGAATCATGAATAGACGACGATTTCTGTTAGCCTTCACGACCGGCGCCGCGGGTCTGCTGGTTCCGAAGACAGCCTACTTCTTCCTGCAGGGGAACCCGCTCCAAGCTCGGTTGCGCCATGTGGATGTGAAAGAGTTTTCAGACATCACGGCCGTGGAGCGCCAGCTTGAATACTTTTGGAGCACCTATCAGATCAAGCCCGACCTCATCGGATTTCGCGATGAAGAGACTCGGCAGGCGTTCGAGCGGGCGATTGCTCCGCGACGGAGGCGGGATCGATGCCGAAATTCAAGACTGACTACATTTACGCGCTGAACCAATCCTTGCAGGAAGAATGGAACAATTTCCTGGCGCTGCACAGTAACGCGAGAGGCTTGCTGTGGAAGACTTACGATGAGAGATGCATCGGGTTTTTGCAAGCCCGGGAGCGCATGAGGAAGGCGAGGAGAAAGCGATGATCTTTTACTGGCTGGGGAAGTTCTTGCGCTGGTTGCTCAGGATGATTCAGATGCCGAAGCCCTTGGACGTGGCGAGAATTCACCCAAACTCTCGCTGCCCGGTCTGTGGCGCTTCTCGGGGGAGCCTGCGCGCCGTAGAGATTGCGGGCGGTGTGGAGGGAAAGAACCTGGCAATGAGCTTGTGTCAGCACACGTGCTCCATCTGTGGAGCTCGGTGGTTCGAGGCGGCGGTCGTCAAGATTGATCCTTCACTGATTCAGCCGGCGCTTCCCCGTAATGAGAACGAGAAGGCTGAAGACGCCTTGCGCAAGCTGCCCTTTCAACCACGATCTTAACCCAGGGAAGGCATCATGCCGAACAGTTGGGCTCACAAAATGCTTGATGATCTGCGACCGGACTTCTATGGGGAGCTGACGTTTTCGATTCACGCCGGGGAAATTACCAAGGTGGCCAAGGTGCAAACTCTGATCGCGCCCACCATCCTCGCGCAGCGCGCCATGGCCGACTCCAAAAGAAAGCTCTTGACAACTCCACCGCATCAAGAGCATGTTAAGCACGACTAGCGAGGCTCCTTCGCCAGGGCCGTAACGAGCGCAGGACCGAGAGACCCGCTCCGTGTGAAAATCCCACGGCGGGTCTTTTGGTTTTCATGCCCAGCACTGAAGGACTCACAATCCGCCCGCTCGGCCAACTTGTTCAAGCCCTCACCCGTTACAGTCAAAGCCTCTACCAGCCGCCCAAGGATACGATTCGCGGGGCGGAGCCCGACACCTGGTATTCACCTCTTCAGCCGGTCACTCCGGTTGGGCCTCCTGGGGTCGAGCCGCGCGCCTTCCAGTATTATGCAGGGCAAAACCTGCTCTGGACGCCACGCGCTGACGCTGAGATGTCCGCGGCGGACCTCAAGCAAATGTCAACCTATCCGGTAGCCCGCGTCGCCATTGAAAACGTCAAGGATTCAATGTGCATGGCGAACTTGCAGATTCAGCCTAAGCGGGAGCCGGGAGAGAGCTACAGGGCCGCCACGAAGCGCGGGATCGGCGATAAGGATCTGTTGAAGCTCAACCGCTTCTTCGAGATGCCGGACCGCGAGCATACGTGGCCGGAATGGCTGCGGCCGCTCTTGGAAGACATGCTGGTGATCGACGCCTGGACGATCCTGATCCGCAAGACGTTCTCGGGTGAGATCGTCGAGATGCCGGTGCTCCGGGGTGAGTCCATCTGCCGATACATCGATGAGAATGGCTTCACGCCGCTAGCTCCGGAACCCGCTTACGCCCAGCTCTGGTGGGGGCTACCCCTGGTCAACCTGTCCACCGACCAGCTTATCTACAAGCCCCGCAACATCGTGCCGCGCAATACGATCTCTTCTCAACTCTACGGCATGAGCCCGACCGAGCAAATGGCGCCCGAGATCAACATCGGCATTCAGCGCCTTGCCTTCACGCTGTCCTATTACACAGAGGGCTCAACTCCGGGCGTCGTGCAAGTCGTGCCCAAGGGAGTGCCCCAGGAGAAGATTGCTGAGGCCATGCAGTGGATGAACTCGGAGCTCGCCGGCAACTTGACCAAGCGCCGACAATGGCAGTTAATTCAAGGATGGAAAGAGGAAGGCAAGGATGAGCAAATCATCTTCACGAAAGAACCCCTGCTGGCCGATCCGTTCGATGAGCTGCACATCAAGAAGATTTTCTACGGCTATGGCGTATCCCCGCAGCGCGTAGCGAAGCAGATGAACCGGGCCTCAGCCCAAGCTTCCCAGGAGGCTTCCGAAGTCGAGGGCTTGCTGCCTTACTTCGCGTCCCTCAAAAGCTTGATGGACTTCATCATTCAACGGCGCTTCATGCTTCCGGACTATGAGATGGTCCTTGAGCCGCTGGTGGAGCCCGATCAGGTGAAGCAGGCGACCGTACTGACGCAGTACGTGGACAAGGGGATCCTGCGGCGCAACGAAGCGCGCGAGAAGATCGGTGAAGAACCGGCAACGGAGCCCGAAGCCAACATGCTGACGGTGACCACGGGATCAGGCGCGATTCCGCTGGGCGCATCCGTGCAGGCGGCCGCCAAGCCGGGAGAGGAAGGGGCGAATGGAGTTCCTGCTAAGGGAAAAGGTGGAGAGGGAGCGGCGGCTGGCGCAGGATCGGGCGCGGGTGAAGGCCATGCTGGCCAGGGTGGAGAAGGAGACGGCGCCGTTGCTGACGGCCGCGGCAAGCCCGGCAAGTCCAATAAGCCCAACGGGGGCGCTGCGGCGAAGGCGCAAACGGAAAACCGGCCCATCGGATTCGCGGCGGGAACGTTGATTGCGGAGCCTGAGCCTATGCAGCATGGTGTGCTCACTATAGACCATGGGACGCAACCCATGAGTGCAAGCCTGAGCCAGCCTATTACGAAAAAGGTAGAACCTCGCATCAAGCCGGTCATTCATCCGGGCCGCCTGCTACCCACTTCACTCCTGGCGCGGAACAAGATGGAGCGTGACCTGACGCAAGTCTTCAAGACTATGCGGCGCAAGATCACGAAGGCCATCGCGAGTCAGATGGGAGTTCCGCATGCTCATCTGGAGAAGGCGAACGCGGACGCCACGCTGCAAGCGGCGCTAGAAAGTCTGTCTCTCGAATGGATGAAGATTGCGAAGCTCGCCCAGCAGCCCTTGACGGATACGGCCGTGGCCGGGGCCACGAAGGGCGCCCTGGAGCTCAACATCACGGCCGAGGATATGCTGGGCGGTATCAATGAGGTTGCGGCGAATTGGGCCGAGGCGCGTGCGGCTGAACTCATCGGCATGAAGAGGGATGCAGACGGCAGTCTAATTTCCAATCCCAACGCAAAGTGGGCCATTACGGATGCGACCCGGGATAAGCTGCGCGTCATTATCCATGACGTGTTCGAACAGGAAGCGCCGCGCACGCTGCGCGCGCTGGAGAACCGCATCGAGCAGGCCGGCATTTTCTCCGACACCCGGGCGACGATGATCGCCAAGACGGAAATCTCCCGAGCTCAGACGCAAGGAAACCTGCTGTCTTGGCAAGAGTCGGGCCTGGTCAAGAAGCTGAATTGGATCCTGGCTTCAGATCACGACAAGGACGATGTCTGTGATGAGCTGGCTGCGGGCAGTCCGTATCCGATCGATGAGGTTCCAGAGCTGCCGGCCCACCCGAACTGCTACTGCGCGCTCATCCTGGCGGACTGGGCTAAAGACGTGGAGTGAGCCATGCCCTATGACAGCGTGAAGGATGTTCCCGAGTACGTGCCGAAAGCCAAGCGGCGCCAATGGCTAAAAGTCTTCAACAGCGCCTATGCTGCGGCGCTCAAGGACGGCAAGGGAGCGAAAGAGGCCGAGCAGTCGGCTTTTGCTCAAGCGAATGCGGTCGCGGGACCAAACGCTGAAAAGGAGAAAGCCATGCGGACACCCAAGTTTGACAAGTTCATCCCGTTCGCGAAAGTCGATGAGGCGCGCCGTGAGGTTTGGGGGATCGTGACGGCGGAAGTTCCCGACAAGGACAACGAGGTCTGTGACTACCTCAAGTCGAAGCCCTACTATGAGGCGGTCATCTCCGAGATGGGCAAGGCCACCGAGGGCGGGAATTACTTCCCCTTGCGCTACATGCATCAGCTCGAGGCGGTGGGGAAGTGCATTGCCTTCGATTTCCGTGATGAGGATCGTGAAATCTTCATGGGCTTCAAGGTGGTGGATGACGAGGCGTGGGACAAGGTCATGGAGAAGGTGCTCACCGGATTCTCGCATGGCGGGGCGCTTGTCGATATAGCGCCTGATCCCGTCTTCGAGGGCTGCAAGCGGTACACCGCCAACCCCACGGAGATTTCCCTCGTGGATAATCCTTGCTTGGCCACGGCTCATTTCGCCTACGTCAAGAAAGATGGGACGGTGGAGCTGAGGAAGTTCTCGAAGGTCCTTCCGGCTGGGCCCAGTGATGGGCGCTTGGAGGCGCTGGAGTCTCAGATCACCTTGCTCAAGGCGCATGTGATGGGCAAGGCCAAGACGAAGCGCGTGGACGGCGAGGAGCTTGCAGCTTCAGCCTTCCTCATCGTCGGGGATCCGGAGAAACCGGAGACGTGGCTGATGCCGGTCGAGTTCGAGGATGTGAGCAAGACGCGCGCCTACTTGCGAGATGCCGTGATGCGCACGCGCTTTCTGAAGGTGGGCTCTGCGGAGAAGAACGCCGCGTTCACCAAGCATCTGAACGCGCTCTGCCAAAAGTACAAGATTGATCTGAGGGCGGAAATGGTACGGCAGGCCAAGGTTGCGGACTGGATGCGCAAGTCCGTCCGCATCCATGTGAACCGGCTGGCGCGCACCGTGAAGGGCGGGAACGTTGGCTACACCCTGGGCACGCTTGACAATGAACTCGGGCAGATGGCCAAAGGTTTGTCTGAAGTCTCGCGGCTGTCCGAGGTCATTCAGGGGCTCTGCTATCTGGCGTACAACGTCACTGAGGAATCCGAATGGGAGGGGGATGAATCTCCCCTTCCCGGACTCCTGGCCGCAAACGTGGACGGACTTCTTGCCACGCTCCTGCGGATGGTTGAGGAAGAGTCTGAAGAGTTGCGGGCGGATCTGCGCACCCGCATGACATAACCTTGAGCTTTCCCGGTCGCTCACAACTGGCCGCCCTAGGCGGCACGGAGGAAACCAACATGAATAACGAAGAGAAAGTGAAGAAGGGCGTCGCCCTCCATCAAGCTCTCGCTGAAACGCACAAGGCGATGGCGGCCGAGCATCAGGCCCACGGGGAATTCTGCTCGGCAAAGGCGGACGGCATGGAAGACGGAGATGCTCACAAGGGCTACTTCGGCAAGGCGGCATCGTTTCACAAGGCATTGGCCGCGAATCATTCCTCGATCGCCGCGCTGCACGCGGCGCACGCCGAACCGGATGGAGACGAAGAAAAGGTGGCTGCTGCAAAGGCCGCGGGCGCTCCGGCTCCTGCTGCTGCTGTGGTGGTCGCACCGGCCGAACCCAACGCTGCTGCTCCGGACTCCGGAAGCGTCGAGTCGATGGTGAAGGAAACCACGACCGGGCTCGTGAAGTCGGCGCTCGAAATGCTGAAGAGCGATGACACCGTTCAAGCGGAGATTCGCAAGATGGTCCTCGCGGGCGTGCAGAGCGCGCTCGGAGACAAGATCGTCCCGGATTCGATTCATGCGATCCTGCCGACCAACCCGAACGGGCCTCGGCTCGTGCCGCGTCCGGGCGGGGCTGAGATCCCGACCACAGGCATCGATCCGCAACTGCGCAAGTTCGTCGAGGCATAAGGTGGCCTCGTCTTGATTTCAGGCGAGTCGTCTCCGGTCAGCGGCTCGGATTCATCAGCATTCAGTCGCACGTCAAATTCAGATCGGAGAGAGGCGCACATGAAACTGCAACAGGATGTTTACGCTGCCGCAACATACGCCAGCCGAAATTACATGGCCAAGGCGCTGGCTACGGATGCGTCGCTCGCCAAGCTCTGCTTGGAAGCGAAAAATCTTCCACCCAAGGAATGGTCGCTCGAAAACGACCTGGTGAAACGGGCGGGCCGCGAGTACATCAAGGCCCTCATGAAGGCTGGCGTCACGACCAGTCTTGGCTTCAACTTCTACGACCTCAGGGGGCCGGCTTACATGATCTTCCCCTTGAACACGCCGTTCATTCAAATGATCCCGAAAGCGGGGAAAGTCAATGCGGGCGTGGGCACGGTCGCGCATTGGAAGGCCACGCGGAATCCGAACTCGACGTTCGTCTATGCGGGCGTGCAGGAAGGCAAGCGCAACGCCACGGCGACCCCGGACGAGTACGACTATTTCGCGACCTACAAAGAGATGGGCGAGGAAGGCGGGGAAACCTTCACGGCGCAGTGGGCCGGCGAGGGCTACACCGACAACCTCGCGGATGAGCATTTCCGCAACCTGGCTCGCCTGCGCCTGCAGGAAGAGATGATCACGATCTGGGGGAACGCCGGACCCTCGACCATCCTCGGGCAGACCACCGGCAACCTGGGATTTGCGCTGGGACAGGCAACGACTCCTACCGTGGCGGCCAGCGCGACGGCCGGGGCTCTCGGCGCCGCGAACGTCCATGTGGCGGTGATCGCGATCACGGCGATGGGCGTCAATCCGGGCGGCCAAGCGGGCTACAACATCCCGCCGACCGTGGCGCGTGGCTTGACAGCCAAGACGCTGCGGACGAACGCGGACGGATCCAGCACGAACGTGGCGGGCGGGATCTCCGCGATCTCGAACGTAACGACCGGCACCGCAAACTCTGCCGGCAGCGTCGAGGCGTCGATCGCGGCCATGGTAGGCGCCGTCGCCTATGCGTGGTACTGGGGCGTCAACGCCAACTCCACCGTGGACACGCTCACCCTGGGCGCGATCACGGCATGGCCGCATTACACGATCAAGGGTCTCCCGTCCGGAAGTCAGACCGGCAACGCTTCGGGCTTCACGAACGACAACAGCTACCAAGTGACCGATTTTGACGGCCTGGGAACCTACACGTTCAATAATGGCCTGGTGACCGACATGGACGGCGGAACGTTCACTCCGGGCGGGAACGGACAGGTCGTCGAGTTGGAAAGTGACCTGTCATCGCTCTGGGAACTCTACCAAGCGCAGCCGGACGCCATCTGGTGCTCCGCCGACGTGCGCGCGGCTCTCGATTCCGCGATCGTATACAGCTCCACGGGATCGAACAGCTACATCTTCCAGTACACGAAGGATTCGCAGGGCTCCTTGATGGGCGGATTCCTGGTGTCCTCCTATAAGTCGAAATACTCCATCAACGCGGAGGGCGGGACGGCCATCCCGATCCGGATCCATCCGATGTTCCCTCCCGGCACGTTGCTCTATGACATCAACACGAACCCGTATCCGCATTCGCGGGTTCCGGCCATGCGGCAGTTCTTGCTGCAGCGCGATTACTACGCCATCGAATGGCCCATCGTGACGCGCCAATGGACGTTCGGGACTTACATCCATGAAGTCCTGGCGCACTACATGCCGTGGATCAGCGCTCTCCGCACCGGCATCGGCCCGTTCGTAGCTCCCTAAATAGCGGGTGACGAAACGGCCGGCATGTGGGATCGACCTGCGGGGTGCTTATCAAAAGAAGGCACCCCGCAGAATTTTGCAGATATTCGACAGGAGGAGCGAGATGCAATCAAATCTCAATGTGAAAGTCACCCGCTCCGGTGAGCCTGTCAAAATTCCCAACCTTGCGTTCGGCTCCACCTCTCTTGAAATCACCTATCAGATCACGGGCAGCCCTGACACCCTGAGCCTGATCCTTTCTGCTCCATGCTCGGACGGAGGCGAGGTTCTTGATTCCTATGCGGGCCTGACGGACACGACGCGCACGGTCTTGCTGAGCTCCACTTATGGTTCCTTCGAGTTGATGCCGATATGGACGGGCGGCTCCAACGTGTTAGTCAGCGTGGACGTCTTCATCAGTGGACCGGGTGCGACTTATGTTGAAACGGCTACTGCGGGAAGCGCGGGAGCGACCGGCGCCGCGGGCGCTGCCGGTGTTACGGGCGCTGTCGGTGCCACGGGGGCACCTGGGGCTACGGGCGCGACTGGGGCTGCGGGTGCAACCGGCGCAGTGGGCGCGACTGGCGCAGTGGGCGCAACCGGTCCGGCCGGAGTCAGTTCGCTACAGGTGGGCGGAATCATGGGTGGGTATAGCGGCCATCAGCAGACGACTCTAACCTTGGCGCCCTGGGCGACCGGTTGGCAAGGGAGTGCTTTCGCCGCCACCACCAAGTTCAGTATCATGCCGTTCTCGGCGGCTTTCAGGAATCTGTCGATCAAGATGGTGGCGCCTCAGCCTACGGGCACCGCCTATTTTGGTTCCTTTGCGCTTTCCGATGGCAGCAGCAACCTCTATCCGACAAGTCCGGTGTTCACGGTGATCCCCACGGATGCCGCCGCGGACGCGTTCGGATCCATTCCAGGAGTGTTGCCCTTTGATGTTCCCGCGCTGTTTTCGGCAGCCGCTCAGGTCACGAGCATCAACTCCGGATATCCCGGGGTCATCGGAGGCTATAGCTGGGACATCGTGGGTTCCCTCTCTCAGCCTCTCGTGCATTTATTCGATACGGACACCATTGACGCGGGGCCCAGAACGCGATGGGTGGGACCCGGGGGGCTTAACTACTACACGGGCGGGGAGCCCACCGAGGGGGTCATCATCCCGTATGATGGCACCTTGCGGAACCTGTATCTTTTGACCAATGGCGCTCAGCCTGCGGATGGCACCTTGGCTGTGACGCTCCGCAAGACACATGCCGGGGTGACCACCAGCACGGCGCTGACCTTCACCATTGCGGCGAATGCTCCAGCCGGGATTTACGGCAACGGGGTGGACACCGTTGCGGTCTTAGCCGGGGACTGGATCACGTGGCAGTTTGTGAATGGCTCCGCTTCTGTTTCAGCCAAAATGTTTTCTGTGGCCATGGAGCTGGTTCCTTCCGGCAGCGCGACGGGGATGATCATCTTCCCGTTGTATGACGGCGTGAGTCTCAACACGGGATACCAGTATGCCACGCCTTTCTGCTCAACCGTGGACGGAACGGAAACCAACGTTCGCACTCCGATGCCACGCGCCTGCACGATGAAGAACATGAATTGTCTTTTCACCCGAGGGCCTACGGTGAGCCCCGTGATATTGACCGTCATGAAGAATGGCGCCGCCACAGACCTGTCCATCACGATTCCTGCCGGCGAGGGTGCGGTCGCCACACAGATTTTGAGCGACCTGTCCCACTCCGTGAGCTTCAATGCGCTGGACACGTTTGACTTGCAGATTTATCAAGCCAGCGGGCAGGTGCCGATCTTGAGCAGCATCAGCGTGGAAATAGACTAGAAGGCTACGGCCACACAGCGGTGGCTGAAACGGGATTTCAATTCAACGGAGCAAACCGGTCATTGCCCATGAAACTCGCGATCTTTTACCCTCGAAACACCTTTGCAGGCTGGGCTTCCCAGGGAGGCTATTCTCAAACCTTGACCCGGATGGGGCATGAAGTGATCGATTGCGTCCTGCCGGGAAACCAACCCCATGACATCGTGCCGATGCGCGCCAAGCTGCCCACCATCGAGCAGCTTGCCGCGTGCGACGCGGTGATCAGCTTTTTCCATGAATACACCCAAGCCTGGCTCGCGGCTCTCTATGGCCTCGAAGCCTGGGCGCCGCTGGTCGAGAAGACGATTGCCCGGTTTGATGAGTCGATGGATCGGACAGACCTCTACTTGCCCGCGCGCTTGCCGGATCTTCTGGCCTGGGCAAAGCACAGTTCATTTCCGGCCGCGCAGGATGCCAAGAAGTATGGCGGGCAATGGCAGCCCTTCGGCGCCGACACGACGATGTTCAAACCGCTGGGCTCTGCGGGGCTAACGGAACAGAAGAAGTACGGCGCCGCCTTCATCGGACAGCTCTATGGTCCGCGCCTGGAGTACGTGAAGCGCCTTGCGCAACAGCCCGAGCAAATCACGCTCCAGTGCGGACAGGTCGGCGTGCAGGAGCTCGACGGGATGCGAGAGCCAGAGTCCACCCTACTGCTCGCGCAGACCTACCGGCAGATCAAGGTTTTCTTCTGCCTGCCGCCACTCTCGCGGCTGGTTGTGGGGAAGGTTTCCGAGGTGATGGCTTGCGGGACGTTCGTCATGTATCCGCGCCTGCCCGGTGATGCTGCGGAGAACCTTTCCGTGTTCGAAGATGGCAAACACATCGTCTATTACGAGCACGGTTACATCCGGGAGAACGTCAAGCAAATCAAGCGCTGGCTCGAACATGATGACGAGCGCGAGTCCATCGCCCGGGCCGGCTGCCTCAAGGTCCGCGACGAGCTGAGCCTGGAGAACATGCTGGATCAGCTCTTGACGCCCGTCGCCCGTCAGATGGTCCTGGCATGATCGTCGAAACCAAATTCGGTTTCAGCCTGAACGTGCGCGACGGCAGCTACATCGGCGCGCAGCTTCTTCAGCATGGGGTGTGGGAGAGCGCCGAGACGGATCTGGTGCGCTCGCTCGTTCGGCCTGGGGATCTGGTGATCGACGCCGGAGCGCACGTCGGATACTACTCCCTGCTGATGGCTCATGCGGGCGCTCGCGTTCTGGCTTTTGAACCGAACCCGGAGCTGTTCAAGTTGCTCTATAAGAATTCGGCGGAGCTCGACATCAAGGCTTATCAGGTGGCGCTGAGTGACGTCGACGGAGAGGCTGACTTCTTCCTGCCCTCCGGATACGATGACGGTTTCGGAAGCCTGGGCGCGGCCGACCGGGATGATCGCAGCCGCTCGATTAGAGTGGAAACAAAACGCCTCGATGGCGTGCTCTCTCCTGGCCGCGTGCGCCTGATGAAGCTCGATGTCGAGGGAGCTGAAGCCTGCGTGATTCGCGGCCTGGGAGCACGCTTCACCGATGTCGATCATTATCTGATCGAGTGCATTGATCGCCCGGTGCGGGTCCAAGCCCTGGAGAGTTCGGTGGACATCATCAACACGCTCTTGTCTAATTTCGAGGTTCTGGACTGTCAGAGCGGAGGGGAATGGAAGCGAGTTGCAGCGGCGCGAAGCAGTCCCGGGCCCAGCATCTTGTTCGTCAATCCCATGGCAGAAAGGTAAAAGGCATGATCTCGATCTTGATTCCAAGCCGCGGACGGCCGGCATTGCTTAAGCGGATGGTGGATTCCGTGCGCTCGACGGCACGCGAGAAGGTGGAGATCGTCTGCCGCATCGATCATGATGACCCGGCTTACAATGGGTACAGTGAGCTGGCGGGAAGAGGAGTCATTGATAAGCTGCTGGTCGGCAAGCGGATCGTCATGTCGGACCTTTGGAACGATTGCTCGAGAGTGGCGACCGGAGAGATTCAACTGCTGGCGGGGGATGATGCGATCTTCCGGACGCCGGGCTGGGATGAGATGGTCGAAGCCTTCTTTACTGCCTCCGCAGACAAGCTGTGGATGGTCCATGGAGATGACCTGGGTGCGGCCGGGAAGACGTTTGGAACTCATCCGATCATCCATCGGCGCTGGATCGAAGCGCTTGGAAGGTTCACGGCGCCCTACTTCTCATGTGACTATGCCGATACATGGTTGAACGATATCGCGAACATCCTGGGGCGCCGACGCTTCTTGCCCTTCGTCAACGAGCACGTGCATTGGAGCTGTGGAAAGGCCCAGGTGGATCGGACGATGCAAGAGAACCTGGATCGGGCGCGACGGGACCGTCCAGGAATTCTTTATGCGAAGCTCGCTCCGGAGCGGCAGGCGGAAGCGGAGAAGCTGCGCGCCTTGATAATTCATCCGCTCTGGTCGATCCTGGTCCTGACTCAACCCTCGAGGGCGGACTTTCTGAAACGGCTGCGGCTCTGCCTGGATCCCCAGGTGCAGGGACATCCGGAGATTGAAGTCTTGATCTGGCCGTTCAACCCGGATCTTCCGCTGGGAGAGAACCGGGAGCGAATGCGAGAGCTGGCTGCAGGGGAGTATCTTTCCACGATCGATGACGATGATTTGGTCGCGCCGGATTATGTTGAGCGCATCCTACCCTTGCTGGATGGGGTCGATCAAGTCGCCTTCAACGTGCAGCAGTTCACGGATGGCGTCCGGATCTGCCCGACTTACGTGTCCTTGGCCTACAAGGGATGGGTCAATCATCCTGACAAGATGTGCCGGGACATCCTGCATCTCTGCCCGATGCGCCGGGAGTTGGCGCTCCAGGTGGCGATGGAAGGGCCGCCCGGGGAAGACTCGCGCTGGTCCGACCGCATGAGAGCGCTGGGGATCGTCAAGACGGAGCATGTCATCGATGCGGACCTGTACTTTTATTATCTGCGCACGGGGAAGACAGACTCGCCGGGCACCATGGGCGCGCCGCCCTGGGTTCCGCCTCTTCGGCGCGTTCTGGAAACCGTGAAGGCGATTCCAATCGCCTCACCCGTGAAAGCTCTTAAGCCGATCCAGCCGATGACTCCGCTGATCCCTTCCAACGGGAACGGGCATTGCCGAGCTTGCGGCAGTTCATGTGTCATCCCGTCGAACGGCCAACTCGTCTGCAATCAATGCCAGCATCAGGAGGCGATGACGCGATGAACGCGCCCGGGAAAATCCGCTGGAGCATCCTGGTGGCCACGCAAGCCTCGAGGACGGAATTCCTGAAACGTCTTCTGAGAGTTTTGGAGCCTCAAGTCACGCGGCATGAAGAGGTCGAGTTGATCGTGCGCGTCTCGAATCCTGAAATCGGGCTCGGTGATAACCGCCAGCTTCTTCGCGAGCAGGCGCGCGGGATGTACAGTAACTTCGTGGACGATGACGATCTGGTGTCTCCCGATTACGTCGCCCGGATCCTCCCGTTTCTGGATGGCGTGGATTACCTGAGCTATGAATTCCAGGAGTATGCGGACGGCGTCCCGCGGCCGCCCACGCACGTCTCACTTTATCACGGCACCTGGTATCAGGATAAGGCGGGGCTCTGGCGGGACATCGTCCACTTCTGCCCGGTCAAAACAGCGATGGCTCTCTTGGCGCCGATGGAGGGCGGCTGGGGTGAAGACACGCGCTGGACGAATCAGATGCGGAATCTTGAGGTCATCCAGACCGAGCATCACGTCGATGCCGTGATGCATTTCCTTTACTTCCGCAGCAAGAAGACGGACGGCGCGAAGACGTTCTCTACCTCACCCCGGCCTGCCGCCATTGTTTTGAAGCCCGCGAAGATTCCCACGGGCCCGGGGTTTTGTCCCTGTTGCGGAGCGAAGAACAGCGTCGTCATTTCAAACGGCGGCCCGCATTGCAACCAATGTGGACGCGAGGTGAGTGAGTCGATGCGAGCGCCCAGAGCGCTAATAGACCTTCAGGAAGGGGCCGGTCAATGAGTGTGAAAGGCAAGTCCTTGAACATCCTTGTGCCGATGTACGGAGGGATGGGCACGGTGAATTTCTTCGAGTCCTTCACGCGGCTCATCATGATGATGATGAAGTTTGGCGTGCGGTTCAGCTACACGTTCACGTACAACGAGTCGCTGATCACGCGCGGCCGGAACCGGCTGGTGGATGAGTACCTGAAGAACCACGATGAAGACCACGCTCTGTTCATCGACGCGGACATCGGCTTTCAGCCCGAAGATATCCTCGCCATGCTGGAAATGGATCTGGACATCGTGGCGGCGCCCTGCGCCAAGAAATCGATCAACTGGGAGCGCATCGGGCGGGCGCTCAAAAAGAACGGCCGGCAGTTCACGCCCGATGAGATGTCGCGCATCTCCGCGGACTTCGTGTTCAACTACGAGCCTTTCACCGGCCAGCGCGAGATCCGGATGGACGAGCTGCAGGAGATGCGCAACATGGGCACGGGGATCATGATGATCCGACGCAACGTGTTCGAGAAGTTTCGCAAGGAATATCCGGAGCGCTGGTACGAAGCGCGCACCGATCCGAACGCACTGCCGGGGCCGATCCACGACTTCTTCAAAGTTGGGGTCAATCCGGAGACGCACCAGTACGACAGCGAGGATTACTGGTTCTGCGTCGATGCGAAAGCCATCGGCTTCAAGGTCTGGATGGCGCCCTGGATGCGGACCTCGCACATGGGCACGTACAAGTTCATCGCCGACATGCCGGCCGTGGCCGCGCTTTCTGGCGATCTTTAAGAGCTTCAGGATGCGTCTGATTATGACCGGGCAGGCGATCCGGAAGGGCGGACGGGGCGGTTGGCGGCGAGACGACGGCCGTCCCGAAACCGCAAGAGAGAGGCGTGATGGGCCCTAACTTGATCGACCTCACGACGCTGCAAGCTGTCCGGCGACGGGCGGAAGTCCAATCGACCACGGATGACATCGAGATCCAGGGATCCATCACCGCTTTCTCGCAATGGCTGCTGAACTACACGGGGCAGAAGTCGCTCAACTCCGTTGCGACCTACGACGATATCTACGACGGAAACGGCAACTCCCGGCTCATGCTCAACAATTATCCCATTCTGAACGTGTCGAGCGTGACCATGGGCGGGGCTAGCATTCCCGCCTCTTCCGCGGCCAACGTGTGGGGTTGTTACATCGATCAGTCCCGAAAGTCGATCATCCTGCGCGGAGGCGTGGGCGGGTACTCGAGATTTCCCTATCCCACACCCCTTAGCTTTCGGCAGCGAGGGCCAGTCTTCTTGGAGGGACGGGGCAACATCGAGATCGTTTACACGGCGGGCTACTTGCCAACTCTGATCATCGATGATGTGGAGACCGTGACCAACTCGACGGTTCAACTTGTCACCGGCCCGTGGGTGAGCGATGCCGGGGTCAGTTACTATCCCTCGCTCGCGCCTCTTGTGAACGTGCCGAACACTCCGGCAGCCGGAGAGTATGCGGTGAGCGCGGGCGGGCTTTATGTGTTCAACGCGGCTGATGAGGGCGAGCAAGCCATCCTCAGCTACAACATCAACGCGGCGCCCGCTGATCTGGAATATGCCGTGCGCTGCGTCGTGGCCATCAACTACAAGCGGAAGGCTTGGCAAGATCAGAAATCCCGCGCGGTGAGCACGCAAGGGGGATCCGCCACGACGACCTATCAAGATTGGGCGTGGCCTCCGGAGTGTGACAAAGTCTTTGAGTTCTATCAGAGGAAGGCGATCCGGTGATCACCATCTCTTTCAACGGTTCCGATCAGCGCGTCGTGGCGGCGCTTCGTACCAAAGGTCCCAAGCTCCTGGCGGCCGAGACGCGCACGCTGGACCTTCTCATGCTGGAGCTTCAGGCTCGCATTCAACAGAAGCTTTCCGGCGAAGTACTGCAATCGCACGCCGGAGGGGGCGGCCTGTTGGGGACAGTTCGGAAGCAGCCCACCGTGCAAGCCGGGGCAACGCTGCGCGGAGGCGTGCAAGCTGGCGGTGGGATGTTCTGGTGGGCATCCGTGCATGAGAAAGGCGGCGAGAAGACTTACGAAATCCTGCCGGGAATCCTGACGGGTAAGAGTGACAAGAAAGCGCTGGCCTTCTTTCCGAGAGGATCCGCGGGGGCGGGCTTTGGCAGAACTGCGATGACCAAACTACGCTTCGCGGCGGGCAAGCGGCGCGGGAGCTTGCGGCCGGGGCAGACCCAGGCATTCGCATCGGCCGGAGGGATCGTGGTCATGAAGGTGATCCATCCTCCCTTGCCCAAGCGCTCCTTCATGGCGACATCGCTCGAAGAGCTGCGCGGGCGGATCATCGAGAAGGTTTATGAGACGGCGGCGGTGGCTTTGAAATGACGGCAACGGCATTCACCGATCCCGATTATCTGGAGCAAGTCTATGCGGCGCTTTTTGCCTTGCTTCAGTCGGCGACCTTTGCCGGGGGAATCAAGATCAAGAGCTCGACGCGAGCCTTCATGATTCCCGACCAGGTGGCGCCCGCCGACATGCCCGCGCTGATCCTGGTGGAAGGGCCGATGCCGGTCGAGCAGAAAGTGATCTTCGGACCCGCGAAGTGGACCTTCACCGCGATCGCGGTGCTTTACGTGCGCGCGGAGGGAACGATGGTTCCCAATCAAAGCCCGCTTTCCGTGGCCACGGCGAACCGGCTGATTTGGGGCATCCAAAACGCCTTCGAGACGCAACCGCCCTATCAGAAGCAGACGCTCGGCGGGCTCGTGGTTCATGCCTGGATCGAGGGCGAGGTGATGCCGCAAGTCGTGAACGAGCAGATCGTGATCACGGTTCCCATTTACATGCTGGCGGGACCCGTGGACTAAGAAGTGAACCCGCCGGACCCGGCCCCGGCCCTAAGGAGAGGACAAGAACATGAACATTCAATTCGGATCAGGAGTTCTATTTGGCAAGCCTGTGGCCGGGAACATGGCGGTGAGCCCGACGCCGTTCAAGTTCGGCGTGCTGCAGGAGGTCACGGTCGATTTCAAGGCCGATCTGAAGAAGCTGTTCGGGCAATACCAAATGCCCGTGGCCACGGCGCGCGGCAAGCTCGATTGCACCCTCAAGGGCAAGCTGGCTGTTTTCGACCCGGCGCTGTTGAATCAGCTTTACTTCGGCCAAGCAGAAGCCGCGGGTTACGCGCTGATCGTGGACGGAGAAGCCCACAGCGTCAACGTGAACACCAACACGACAACCCTCACCAACACGCCGGCTCTGGATGATTGGGGCGTGACGGACGCCACCACGGGTTACCCTTTCACCTGCATGCCGAACGCGGCGGCCGTCACGGTGGCCGGAGAGTACTATCCGAACATCGCGACTGGGGTCTACACATTCTCGGGAGCGGACGCGGCCGTCGACCGGGCCGTCAAAATCTCCTACACCTACAATTCGAACGTGGGAGTGACGGTGACTCTCACGAATCAGTTGATGGGCTATGCTCCGGAGCTCGAAATTCTGCTGTACAACAAGTTCCGGGGAAAGTACTTGGCCCTGCAGCTCAACGATGTCACGCTGGGCAGCCTGTCGATTCCGACCAAGCAGGAAGATTTCTGGATTTCTGATTTCGACGGATCGGCCAATGCTGACGCTTCCAACGTGCTGGGCAAGCTCATGCTGGATTCGTATTAAGATCCACCACCAACCGAACGGAGGGGTGGCAGGGATTGAGCGGATGCAGTCTGCCGCCCCTCAAACAACGGAAAGGAAACGAGACCGGTCATGGAGCAACAAATCAACGCCGACGCCGTGAGGTTCGAGGGCGAGCCGTTCAAGCTGGGCGGAAAGTGGTACATCATTCCGTCCCTTTCCACGAAACGAGCGCGCCAACTCTGGCCCAAGATTCGCGGGCTCAATCAGGGCATCACCGAAGAGACGCTTCCGGAGAAGCATCATGATGCCGTGGAAGTCATTCATGCGGCGATTTCCCGAAACTATCCGGACGTGACCTTTGATGAGATTGATGAGCTGGTCGACATGAACAACATGAAGAGCCTATTGCTCATCGTGTCGGGACAATCCGGGCTCTCCGTCCCGGGGAGGGCGCCGGCCGGAACCAGCGAAGGGGCTCCGGGCTCTCCACTAACATCGACTGGAGAGACTTCTACGGAAGCCTCATCGTCCGTACCGGCTGGACCTTCGAATACATCGACGACCTGAGCCTTTCTCGGGCGATCGAGATGATCGAGTTCCTGGGGAAAACGCCCATGCTGAAGATGGCTGCGGGACAAGACAGGCAAGACAGGTGGGAGCCGCCCGGCGAGCAGCAATCGTTGCAGCAGTTCTCGGGACTTCAGGCGCTCATGCCGGGAATCTCGCGCATGCCGCCGAACTTGCGGGAAGCCATCGAATGGGCGGAAGGCGAGAAAATAAAACGAGGCATCAACTAGCGTCTCGTTAGACGCTCGGTCCACATCACATGGCAGACATAGCGGACGTTCTTCAAGTCGGGGCACTCATTAACCTGGGCCAAATCCTGCCGGGCCTGGACACGCTCGCCGCGAAGACAGCCAATACGTGCGAGCAGATGACGATGTCGTTTGCCGGACCGGCGCAGGCATCCCTGGCGTTCGGCTCGGGCTTCGCGCTTTCCGTTCCGGAAATCGTTAAGATCCCGCCCGCCGTCGATACCATCCCTCCAGCTACGGCCCGTGCGGGCTCCTCTGCCATGCAGGCGCGCATGGCCATGATGGGGATGGGGCAGGAGATGGGCGTGGCGCTGCCGCGCTTCGTGCGCTCTTTCCTGACGAGCGTCGGACCCGTGGCCGGGATCATGGCGGCTGCGTTCCTACCCGTCGCCATCATCGGAGTGGTCGAGTGGCTTGCCAAGGTTCCATCCGCCATCGAAAACATGACCGATTCAATCATGGGTTATGGGGAAGCGCAGAAAGAAGCCTTCAAAGAAGCCGTCAAGGCTTCCGATGAGGCGCTGACCCATGCCAAGAGTTTGCATCAAGCGCAGCAAAACCTTATCGACATCAACAAGGTTGCTGCCGAGAGCGGCGCCGAGACGATGGACCTTTACGAAAAGGCGGCCCAGGATGCAAGCAAGTCCTGGTGGAACCTGGTTCCGATCATCGGATATGCCTTCAGCATTTACAAAGCTTATCAGGGAGATGTGAAGGGAGTCGCTGATGCAGCGATGAAGGCGGGGAAGGATAACATCGAAGCGCAGGCGACGATCACCAAACTGACTGAAGCGCAGCAAGCCGCCCTGCTCAAAAATGAGGAAGAGTATATCAAGCTGGGAGAGATCGGAGCCAGCAGCTACAAGAAAACTCAGGTTGAGCTTCAGTTGCTTGGGCTCGAAGAAGCGGCCGAGCTCGAGCGGGTCGCAAGAGAAACGAACAGTGACAAGGAAGCGCTGCGCGTCGTCAGCGAGCTTTATGAGACGAAGCGCAAAGCGGCCACACTGAAGGCGGGGATCGAAACCGGCACGGAGGGATTTGCGGCGGCGAAGGCTGAGATCGATGCCCATAAGGGCGTCGCCGACGCTATCATCGCGCAGCAACTCGCGCTGGTTCGCGAAGAAGTTGCGATCGACAAGGATAAGTGGCCGAAGCTGATTGCCGCGGAGCGCCTAGCTGAGAATGAGATGTACGCGGATGCCGTCATCGCGCTTAAGCGGAAGAAGGAGCTCGCGGCGCAAGATGCGGCGCTGCACGGCAAGAGCGGAGCCCCGGAAGCGGCGACGATCAACGGCGAGATCGAGGCGCTGGCGATCAAGCACCAAACCAAGTTGGACTCGATCAGCTCGGAAGGAGTCAAGCACGAGATCGAGGACAGTCACCGCGTCGAGGCGGCATTTCGCGCGCAGTTTGAATCCGAGGGCAAAGTACGGGAGCAGGAACAGGCCGCTGCGAAGCGGGGCGATGAAGAGATTATGAGGGGGGACGAGGAGCGCGTTTCCTTCGCCGCGATGATCGCCAGCCGCACGCTTCGGGTTGAAGAGGGGGCCAACGCCGATCGCTTGCGCATGCACAAGGAAAGTTTGATGGTGTGGGCCGCAGATGAAACCGCCTCGATCAATAAATGGTACTCCGAGCAGCATCGGCTGCTGGAGCTGGAATTGGCGGATGCGGAGCGGATCCATGGAGTGGGAACCACAGATTACATGCGCGTGGTGACGCGCATGGAAGCGCTCGATCAGGAACGCGCTTTGAAGTCTCAAAAGGTCAACACTCAGGTCGAGCAGAATTTCCTCAAAACGTACAACACGATCGCCGGCATCGTGAACCACAACATCACGTCCTGGATCACCGGGCACGAGACGTTCGGCCAGATGGTGATCAACATTGCGGACGAGATGGCGACCGCCATGATCAACTTCTTCATGAAAGAGGCGGAGCAGTATCTCTTGAGCTATATCATGAAGAAGCTCTTCGCTCAGGCCGATGTCACCACCGATGCCGGTAGGGCCGGAGCGGCCGGTTACGCCTCCGTCATGGAGGCGATCCCGTTTCCTGCGAACGTCGCTCTTGCGCCCGTGATCGCCGCCATGGCCATTGCGCAGACGATGGCTGTTGGATCTTTTGATGAGGGCGGGCTTGCCCAGAAGACCGGACTCGCCATGGTTCATCAGGGCGAGATTGCGATGCCGGTCGAAGTCTCCAGCGCCTTCCGCTCGATGGCGGCCGGGGGCACTCTGGGTGGGCGCGTCAGTCATCATCACACGACGTTCAACCTGCATCATAATGGGCCGGACGCGAAAGAGGTCTTGCGCAACGAGCTGGTTCCCATGATCCGGCAGGCGCAGCGGCGCGGGGAGTTGGCGGGATGACGATGCAAATATATCCAGCGAGCGCAGCATCGAGCGCCGTCCGGGGCTTGGCCTTCACGGTGATCAAGCGCCCGCTCTTTAACACCCTCGTGCAAGACGCTCCCAACTTCTATTCCACGCGCATCGCCCAGACCCGCAACCCCTATTGGCGCTGGACGCTGACCTATGAGGTTTTGTTCAACGACCCCGCCAACATCACGAACGGGAACTCGCCCTGGACGGACCTCCAAGCGCTGATGGGCTTTTTCATGCAGCAGAGCGGGCAGCAGGCCACGTTCCTGTTCGAAGATCCCGACGACAATTATATGGGCCCGGGCGTGCTGACCGCAGGTTGGAAAGCAGCGACCTACTATCCGGCGAATTCAAGCCTGCTCGTTTCCGGACACTGGCAGAAAGCGACCGTGGGCGGGATATCGGGTGCCTCGGCGCCCGCCTTCTCGACGAGCGGCGGAACGGTCGCGGAAGGGCCGAGCTCACCTCAGCTCACGTGGAAGGATGAAGGGGCTGGATATACGGCCGTTCCCAACCTCTTCACGCAACTGCCGCTGGTCGAAGACACTTCGACCGGCCTCTACTATTCACCGGTTCAACGGAACCTGGGCGGCTTCCTCGAAGACATCACGGACCTTGAGACGAGTCCGAGTCCAGTCTTCTATGCGAACGGAGCGACGGCGGGCTATTACACGCTCTCGACGACGCCCGGGCTCGCCATCCCTGGCTACTCTTACATGGGGCAATACCTCTCCTGGACGGCGGGGCACACGCCGACCGAGCCGATCACCGCCGCCTTCAAATATCAATTCCGCGTGCGCTTCGAGACGGATGCGATCGACTTCGAGAAATTCGTGAGCGACCTGTGGACCGTGGGCGGGTCGGAAGGGAAAGGTGGGGCCGGGACGATCACGCTGGTTAGTGACCGCCCGCCGACTGTCTGATGCGCCAAGTTCTCGATGGCAATGGAAACGACTCAACGGCTACGGTTCTCGCGGCGCTCAAAGCCAGAAACGAACTTTGGCAGGCCGACCTCTACCTGATCGGCGAAGCCGACGATCCGCAAGCGCTGTGGATGACGAATTATGAATCTCCGTTGCTCTGGTCTCATTGGGGAACCTTCCTTCCAGCCGTGGTCAAGCGCGGGACGGTCTCCAGTGACATCAACCTGGATTCAAAGGCGCTGGACATCTCCTGGGCGCCGCACAACGTAACCCTGACCTCTTCCATTCCGACGACCAGCTCCTATGAGCTTGCGCGCCTGGGCTTCTATGACAACCGGCGCTTTCGCCTGTGGCGCTGCCTCATGCCGACGCCGGGAGATGCGAACACCTGGGGAGCCTATGAACTCTTCGGTGGGGTCATCGGGCAGGCTCAAGTGGATCGGGGCGAAATCAAGTTCAACGTCCAGAGCTATCTCTATGTGCTTGACCAGAAGGTTCCGCAGGGCGTGATCGAGGTGACAAACTCTCTCGCGAGCTATACGGGAGGGACGCCGCCCGCGGGCTTCAGTTCGCTGCCGGAATTCATCGTGGCGGACACCAGCTCGCCGACCGTGATCAATGCCGACTGCACCAGCACGCCGACGCACATCTTCACAAACGATGTTTTTGACGGCGGCTATCTCGTCTTCGCGGCCGACGCAACGCTCGCGGGACTGTTCAGCGTCATCGGGAAGAATTCGAACTACACCTACGCGGGGCACCAGTACAACCGCTTCCAGATTTATTCTCCGATGCCGTGGACTCCCACGCTCGGCGACAAGTTCTATGTCAGCGGGCAGAGTCCCATCGATCAGGCGGACGGCGACTATTTTGGATTCCCGTATGTCCCGGCGCCGGAGGCAGCCGCATGATGACGCGCGAACAGGCGATGGCCGTGGCCCGCACTTGGATCGGGACGCCCTACGTCCTGGGCGGGCGCCTCAAAGGGGCCGGCATCGACTGCGCGACTCTGCTCGCGGAGTACCTGATCGAGATCGGCGCGTGCCAGCGGGAAGCTCTGGGCTTTTATTCCCATGATTGGTTTCACCACGCCACGGAAGAGCGCTACAAATACGCGCTACTCAAGCACGCCAAACAGATCGCCGAGACGATCTGCATCGGAACGCCTAACGCCGAGCCCGGAGACCTGGTGCTCTTCAAAGTGGCGCGCAGCCGGATTTACAATCATGGCGCGATCGTGACGGCTTGGCCGCACGGAGTCCATGCCTTCGACCGCAGCGTGAACGAGGTTAACCTGGCGCTCCATGCAGCGCTGGCGCACACGGAAATGGCGATCTTCACTCCCTGGAGCGACTGAGATGTTCGGAGGCAGGAATCAATCCGGCACGCGGCCCACAGCCCTTGGCACGATGCTTCAGGCATCGACCTACGGGATGACCATCCCGCAAGTCTATGGAATGACGTGCTCCCCGTTCCTGGCCATCTGGGCCAACCATCTGCGGCAGGGTGGAGGCGGGAAGAAGGGCAAGGCGTCGAAAAAGGGCGGGCCGCCGACTTACGTTGAAAACATCGACTTCTTGCTGGGGCATAACCCGCTCCTGGCGCTGCTTCAGATTTGGGTCAACTCGACCCGGTACGGTCTGGATCTGGTATCGACGACCAGTCTCAGCCCGAGCGGCACGCACATGACGATCACCGATCCCCACTTTCTGGCGCTGGTCGCCGTCACGCAGCGCATCGAGTACGCCGGCAACTTCAATGATTATGGCGGGCCGGGGTCGGTCTATCACGACATCTTTTCAGGGCGGCCACTCTGGAATGAACTGCTCTTCGGGCCCGATCCCGTGGACGGCATGGGGTATCGCGCTTGGCCCTACACCTACCGCTGGCAGCCGAGCTACGGCACCAGCTTCTATGTGGATTCCGTGCTCTCGCTCGGCATGGGCTCCCTTTTCCTGACGGCTTATTACGTCCGGATGAACGCCTCGACGCTGTATCAGTCACCCGCCGCGAGGCTGCGCCTCTCATTTGAAAACGTCCTGGGCTCGGGCAGCGAGTACTCCGGCTATTCGAGCGAGCAGATTCTCTATCCGTGGTATGCCGGCGCCGGGAGTCCGAACTTTGACCTGGGCTCGTCCGGTGCCATTCCTTTGATTAAGGGAGAATTGCTCGGCAAGTGGGCCGTCTATCCCACGGGTGATGCTGATTTTGTGGACATCATTGAAGACATCGTGAAGTCGGGTCAGAGTCAGGCGGCCCTGGGCAGCACGACCGGGATTTCACCTGTGCAGCGCGGCGTGAACTGCTATGACTTCCCGGGGGCCATCCAGAAACGGATGTTCTGCGACTACACCATTTCAGCCAGCCACGACTTCACGTTCAACATGCCGAACACCGCGGGCAACCTCCTGCTCGCCATCATGACGACCACGACGGCCGACATCACCGGAGTCTCCGACTCGCTCGGCAATGCGGGATGGAGCCAGGCGGTGGACTTGCCTTACATCGCGGAGGCGGGAACGGAGCTCGGCACGATCGCGGTGTGGTACTGCGTCAACTGTCTGGCCGGATCGAACACCCTGACCGTCACGCTGGACGGCACGAACGCCTGCTCCATCGTCATGATGGAGATTCCGGGCGTGGACACCTTTGATGGCGTGCAATCCGCACGCGGCGTGCGCCCGTCCGTCTCGATCACCACCACGAACGATCCGGGGAAGCTGGGCATGATCTTCGCCGTTTCCTTGCAGGAAAACATCGTACCGGGAGCTTCGCCTGCGGATACCCAGGGGTATCTCGAGCTGTGGCCGATCATCGCCAGCAAGACGCAGCAACTCGCGAGCACGGCCATCGTGACTGTACCGACCGTCCAGCAGCGCGTGATCACGACGGCCGCGACTTACACCCAACAGTGGCCGGTGGCGAAGACGGATCCCAACTGCTCACTGATTCTCATCGCTTTCAAAGCGACCGTCCCTCCGGTCTATGCCAAGGCGCTTCCCAACATCATGGATCGCGCCACGCTGGATCTCACCCGTGACCAGTGCCGGGCCGGGAGTCTTTACGGATCACTCGCGATGGATTCACAGCTACCCGCGCGGGATTGGATCGCCACGCTTTGCGCGACCGCGAATTGCGCTCCGGTCTGGTCCGGCTTCAAGCTGAAGCTGATTCCGCGAAGTGAAGTTTCGGCCGTAGGCAATGGCACCCAATACATCTCCCCCACGGCCTCGGGGCCAGTCGCCAACCTAAG